CGGTGTTGCCGTCTTCAGACCAATCATCCAAAAGGATGTGACTCAAATCAACGGATTTCGATTTGTTTTAAACTGAAGTAGGCCAGTCCAGGTTTGCTAAACCTGACCTGGGCAGAGTGAACACACATAAGCGGAAATTCACCCCACTCCTCTCAACAAGCCGCAGGGGCGGGCAATCCAAACGAGGAATGCAAGTCTTGTAGTATTTTTAAAGTTGAGTGCCACCCAGACACACTGTTCTTTCGATAGGTGCATTTGGGACCACACATATGGAGTGCAGCCACCAGAGGTTGTTAAAGTCCTTAACATAGACTGTACCGGGCTCATCTTTACATAAAGAGAGATTCCATTCCTGATATTACCGAGTTTATTCCGCCAGAAACCATACCGTAAGGGCCGGGCATAAATGCACCGGCGGCTGACATTCGTTTAACGATGCCTAGCACTCTAGACCAAAAACCATCATTGTCCAAAAAGGAGACTCCAATAGGTAATTCTTTTATGATTTTCCTATATAGAGCTAAAGCTGCATCGTCTCTAGGAGACGCTGTTATGCTTTCAATAAACGGGGAATTGGCCTGTACCTGGTATTCTACGCAAGCCCACGTCTTTAAAATACAAGTATTTAAAGCTGACGCGGACTGGCCTGAGACCTTAATGAACAAGGCTTCGAAATTGTTATCGAAGCCAGTGTATCCCTGAGGAGACGTGATCTGGCCCCAATCACTAGCGGTTATAACTGCGACAGGCATTGTGGTTGCACCTTCTGTAATCAAACTAAAGTCTGCGCTTGAGCCTGAATTATAACAGCCCGCAAATATTCCCAAATTAAAGGGAGCCACATACATGTTAGCTGTAGTGCTGTTGCAGGCTTCCAATCCAAAGATTGAGAAGATGTTTCCGGCTACGCCACCTGAGCGAGGAGTGACATTTACTGCTGATTTAAAAGCTAGAATGCTACCACCCCAATTTAGGGCGTTAACAGTAGGCACGAGTTCAATGTGATTTGAAATGTACCTGAACTTTGTAAAATTGCTAGTAGTTGAGTTTCCAGCTACACCACCTGGATTAAATACGTTCGCGGTATCCGAATAAGGAACACCTGTCCAAACGGTTGTACTAGTTGGTGCTGTGCCGGTGGCGACTGTTGCTTCGAAATATGCATAGCCTGGAACCGGTAAGAGAATAATATACCAATCGAGTGTAGCATTAAGGGCCTTTGGGGCCACCATTTTGTGCTTTTTCACATACGAATTGCCTTCGAAATTGTCGGGAAAACCTCTAATGTCCACAGACTGAAAGTCAGGTGGAGCAAAAGCACACTTCAGAAAGGAAGCGCCATCTTGCGTGACGCCCATAGAGCGCATTCCTGCGCCCACTTTCCTTGAAGCGTTTGCTTTCATAGTTTTAGCCGAAACGGCATTAGCCTGGAAAAACGGAAAGTTTTTCTGTGGCTTGTTATTATTCTTCTTGGGTTGTTGTTTTGGGCCGATAAATTTCGGCCGATTTTGAGTTTTTCTGGGCGCTCTTTTCCCTCCCATGGCAGCTCCTGCCAATAAATTTATGAGCTTTTTCTCTGCTTTGTTAACCATCTTAATCAATACATTCAACCTTGAATGTATTTTGAAGCCCCTCCACTTCATAATATGGCATTTCTGCCACGTGGTATCCGACTCGATTTAAAATGTCCAATAAGCGCTCGAAATGAGGTGAACTTTGCAGCTCATCCTCAAATCCCATCATGTACTGCTTGTACTCAAGAAAGTTCTTAGGACTTGTATGCAGGATATTAAGAAGCATTTTTACTTCGTTCAAGGCGTATGACCCGCCCTTATAATATCTTCGACTACAAAAATCGAATTGATCTTCGATTCGTTCATAATCTCTGCAAACTAAACCTAATTCCTTATATCTCTCCGGTGCATCTTGCACCTCGGATTCGATACAATCATCACCCATAGCAATGGCCCAGCTTGCGCCGATCTCATGTGCTACGGAGACTCTCATATAAGAATTTCCTCTGCTTGTACGGAACTTTCCGGAATTAACTATTCCAGTGAAATTTGGTTGTACCATTTCACCATCTGAAAACATGTAAATGGATGCTGACTCTAAGATAGCCTTCTTACGTAGTAAATCAGCCCATATTTCTACGGGTCGCTCTGCTAGCCTTACCAGGCCCTCTGCCTCGTCTACTATCATCCATTCTTTCACGCTCCAATCCCATCCCTGCATATCAGTCATATAATTAACATGACCATTGCACATGACATCCGTATAGACCTGTAAATTATCTTCAGCGTCAAACCCTATACCGGGCTTCGACGGAATATATTTCCAGTTCTCAATTTCTCCTTTGCAAACATGTCTGGACAATAACATTTCTATTATTTTGTCCGTTAAAGACACAGACATGATCAACCTAAGTCGACCAGTTTTTAACTTGTCCAGCTTGTGTCCTTCATCTTTCACAAAAACTCTTACGGGATCCATCAAATTGGCATCAATTCGCTCTCTTCTGCTCAAAGCAGTTATATCCTCAACTGATAGAGTCATTATATTTTCGATTCTATCCAAGATTACATCATTAAATCTTTCCCCAAATGTTTGCATAAATGTGTCATTTCTGGCAGCATATAAAACATGCGGTACTCCGGGACTTGCGTCCTTTTTAATCTTGGTTTTAATGATGTCAATTTCTTGAGACCATTTCTCTCTATCGTAACTTTCGAAATATTGAGGTATTATGTGGTTGAAGTATAAATTATTCACACGGTCTATAGTACTACTTCTATCTTCTATACTAGGGACCCTAAAATCCGTGATGTGGCGGTCGCATTGGAGTCTGAAGCTTACTTTCTCAGCTTCGGCTCCTCTATCTGGCCAACCGTATTTGTTGAGCTCAGGGTCGATTGCGACTGCAGCATTCCATTGTTCGGAATACTTCCTGGCTCCACTATTCTGGAACTTGATGTGGGCTCTACCAACTCTGGTACTCTTTTCAGAGAACTTTTCATCGGCTTGCCACTCGATGTACTGGCCCCAGACTTCGTGGCTTGAGTTGAGGCGTTCATGTTTAAAGCGACCGGGGCGGATTCAATAGCTAATTTAGCTGGTTTCTCCACCACAACGTCCTTATATGACCTTCCTTTGTTCTCAAACCTATCGACAATTTCTTGTCCTTTCTCTACCATGTACTTCAATTGATTTATCGTAACTGTTGGACCACTTTCTTTCTTAGATTTAACTTTCTGCTTTTGCACAAAGCCTACATTCACTTTATAGGGCGTACCTATGGTCGCTGGCTCCGTTGGTCTCTTAGCGAAACCACCAGGCGGCTTGGGAATTGTAGATTCTACGAAAGACACTTGCTTTTCTGGAACTTTGATTTCAGTTATTAGAGCTGTCGATTGTGACTTCTCATCCTTTTCTTCGACGACCGTCAATTGTGACTTGTCATCCTTTGCTTTGACGGTCTTGCTCTTTTTCACCACTTTCTTAATGGGCTCTTCGGCCTTGCTAGGAGTAGGTTCTGCAACCACTGCGGCTGCCGATTTCTCAACTGCTCTCGCCACCTTTGCGGCGGCTCTTCTAGCGTTCCTTCTGGTTTTCGTGTTGTCGGCTTTTACTGTTTCAATCTTGCAAATGGGGACTGTTTCTGTTGAAACGTCACACACTAATGCATTTCCTACGATTTCAGATGTGAATTTCAACTCACAGATTACTAATTGATCTCCGATCAATCTGACACCAAATTGAGTTCCCTTCAACGTTCTGCACGTCAAAGTTCTAAGAAACTGTGCGTCTCTTTTTGACATCTTGACTTTTCTAGTCATTGAGTCCAAACTAGCTGTTACACTATCTCCATATGGTATCTCTTCATCTTCTTCGGGTGCAAATAGTTCGGGATATATCGCCTGAACCTCGCGGCTAGTCGGTATAGCACGATCGCTCTGTATCTCTCTGATAGGCTCCTCGGGACTTAAATCCACGGCTGGAGTTGACATTGAAATACACACTACGTCACCGTTGGCCTCCTTCTTGCTATAGTCGGTGGCTTGATCAATAACGTCTGCGACCTTAATCGCCAATGAAGCTTCTTTTGCTTCCTTGCTCTCTGTCTTTTGCACTATTTTCGTTATTATTTCTTGCACTTCCACTGGTATAGGTTCTAGGACCTCCTTAATAGCCTCCATTTTCTGGGGTGTTGGGTAGTCACTTGGTATTTTAGCGTTACTGATCTTAACCAACGCATACCCGCATTTAACGCATGTAAAGCCCCTTTTCAGGTGCAATGTAAAGCATTTACTGCAAGTCCAGGGGGATTCCTTGCGGAATCGACCACCCTTAATCTGTCGGTTAATGTGACCAGGAGCAACCATTGCGGCTGCCTGTAATCGTAATACCCTTAGTTGTTTTTCCTCGCGGGCATCGCTATCTGCTAATGCCTCGTCGACTTCTTCAAACCAATTCTTTCTCCTATCTCCATCTTTGAAGTTAGTCCCAATTGCTGCATCGGGATCAGTGTTTTCATAATAAACGTATTTTCCTATTGTGATATCCGAAAATTCTCCTGTATCGAAGTCTAAATCTTCAAAACCTCTTAATTCATTGTAATCCAATTCTTCTTCTCCTGCTACAACAAAATCTCTTTGTTGTGCCATCACATCATTGTTCACTACGGATTCTTTTCTAGATCTAAAAATTGGTGGAATGATTCCTACATTTGTAATGCCAGAAGCGCCTTCTTCAACATGTATTGCTACAATGCGACCTTTTTGGTCTAAGACCGCTGCTCCCGAGCTTCCTACAATAGTAGAAGCACCATACTGTATGTGCCAAGGTTTTTGACTTCTGCAAACTACGCCGGTTGTAAAACAAGGCATATCCTTATTGTTATGCGCATACTGATAAATGCTTATCGGTGTTCCGACACTCACTCCAGGGGAAATTGACCCTATTGATAATTCTAACAATGAAAACACAAAGTCTGCAACTTCAAGCACAATGAAATCAAACATGCTTGTGGGAGACCAAGAAATCACACTAGTTTTCACCAGCGCGAATTCAATCTTTTTCGTTTTTCCACACATACTTATTGAGGCGCCCATGTTGTTCTTCAACACGTGATAAGCTGTAATTAAACAACTTCTACCATCATATTTGATGCGGGAAAAATGACCAATGACTTGGCCTCCTATTTCAAAAGTTCCTTGGAAACCAGGAAATTTCTCTGCTTTGTAAAACTTAGATTTAGCGATGATGCTTTCTTTCTTTCCAATAGCGGGATACCTATCTCGTGCGATCCCACTAAGGTTGACAAATGTAGCAACATCTGTACCTTTTGCAAAGTACACTTTATGATTGTCGTATAACATATACGGTCCCTTCTCATCCATTCTTATGTCTGAGACACTTTCAGTGTATTCAGGGATTTCTTCCGCATTAGTCATCATAATCATATTTTCGCGTTCTAAGAAATCAAGTCTTTCTTTATGTATTCTCTTCTTTCTATCAATATTCCAATTTCGAAAACGGACAAATGGTGACATGCCGCATATAGCCGCTGTGCACGTTAAATCCCGGATCTTTCTGCTAATTACTGCCAAGAATTTCCTTTCGGAAATCCAATTTCTCAATCCTTTGGTTTTTCGCCACACGTAAACTGAAAACAACAGCATTGATATTCCTACGAATGCCATTAAAATGTAGTGTCTGACCATAAATGTACCTGGTGATTTTGGTAAAATCACAAAGAACTCATGTATCCAATAAAGGATACACTCGACAATAGATCCAAAGCCATAAGCAATCTTTAGTAAAAAAGTAGAGCCCACTTCTGCAGCGTTCTCAGTTTTATACCAGATTTTCAATGTAGCGTTGTAAATTTGATCTGCAATTCTCTCTGTTTCATTTATGCCATGTCTAAATCCATCTTCAATTTTCTTTTCCGTGTCAACCACTTCCTTCTCAACTGCATGTATCTGACCAACGATTATTTTTGGTATAATCTGTTGGAAAGGTTTGTACCCAATTATGTCCAATATTCCGTCGAGGGACTTGTGTCTTATATCCACCTCTTTGGTGGTTTTGACGTTGCCGGTCTGCTGAAAATGTTCAAATTGTTCGGTATAAGTAGCTGCTACTGTGACTTTGTTGTCTTTAATAGCCTTTGCAATTGCATCGACGTGAGCTGCGTTCTCATTTCCGTATCTGGGATGTGCAGGAGTAGAGCGATCTTCGCGACCCCTTTTCTCTCTATTTTTAGATATGTAAATATCGAGCTTAGCTGATTTGGGACCCTCCCATTTCATTAAGGATTTCACTTCCTCACTAAACTCTAGACTCTTACCAGTTACACCAACGTTCGCGCTTTCCGCCATCAACGGACAACACAAGCAAATCAACATAATGATCATGAAGCTTTTCAGCACCACGTCCATTACGATCCATAAATCCTTGAGGGATAACAACTGCGCGTTTCCGCCTTGTATTTCTCTACCCCAAAGAAGCATAGCTCTCTTCAATATAGCCGAAGCTTTATCAGGAGCGATGCCATTCTTTGCCATGCCATCATTCGCTATCTGAATAAGAGTAACACAACCTAACGAATTAGCGTCGTACTCATAGTCGGATCTTACCAACTTATCCATGCTCTATCTGCTTGTAACCTGTAATATAAACCAACCAAAATTTTGCTTTTATGTTTATGCAAAAAGTATATATTACTCTTTTTCTTTTCGAAATGTGTTCTTGTATTAAGTTTTAGTTTCAAAAATAGATTTACAACTTAATGTAAATCAAAGTATATATGTAAACAACTATCTTCTTTAGTATTTCAAAGTTATTCTTCAGCACACAATTGCAATAATTCAATGTGCTTTTCAAATATTTTTAATAATTTAATCAGAAATCGTTTTTGGCTAATTTCAACAATAGTATCCGC